CGTTCCGGTCAACATGCGTTGCCCCGGTTGCTGATAGCAATGTGCAGCACAGCGGCGATCAATATACACTTGTGCGGTCTGACTGCCAGCGGTCTACAATCACGCGCAACATCACCCGGTCAATTGATTACGTCAATTTATCGGCGGTATATCTGACGGCAGGCAACAACGTGATCGCTGATAACGTCAACGCTTTGACTGGCGTGGCGACGATCAACTACAGCGGCGCAACAAGCGCAGGTGCGCAGATCGCAGCTGTCAACAACTACAATCTGGGCATGTGATGAACCTCACCACCCCCACAGATCACGCATCAGCTTATGAATGGGCATCCGTCCTGCTTGCGCACGGCTTCGTGGGCCTTGCGCTGGTGGCGCTTGTAGCGTGGCTGCTGGATCGCATTGCAGGCGAATGGATTGACGCGGTGCCAGTGCTGGCGTTCTGGATTGTGTCAGGATTGTATTTTGCAGGGTGGGAGGGTATCGTGCAGGGGTTCGGTGCGGGCCTGACAGATGCGCTGGTTGATAGCTTTGCGGTTATGGCGGGCGGGCTGATTGGCTTGTCGGCTTGGGCGCGTCAGGGCGGGGGCGTGGCAGCGTCTTTGGCCCTGACAGCAATCGTCCTGGTGGGCGGGATATGGAGGCGGCGGTGATATCACGCATGATCTATCAGCGCCAACTAAGCACATATCTTGTGCAGCCAATCCTATCGCACATGCAGCTGGCGATTGTCTTGATCGGGTCGCTGTTTTGGATTGAGGCGGTCACATCCGGCGAGGCGTTTTCCGCGCGGGTGTTTGGTGGCTTTGCGCTGCAATTCCCGGCTGAAATGTGGGCGGGAACAATGATGGCTGGTTCTGCTATGTGCTGGATCGGGCTGCGGCATCCGGTTAAGTCTTGGATGATAGCGGTGGGGGCGGGCATTCAGACCGTCCAGTATCTTGCGCTGGGTTATTCCGCCATAGCCACAGGCGGTGAAATGGTGATAGGATTGCATTGCACCACGTTCTTTGCGCCGATCTTCTTTCGCATGTTCTGGGAGGCCGTGCAGCGTGACACTGACTGAATATGTAGCCGCATTTGGCCCCGTAGCTGGCGTTTTTGCATTTTTGTGGATGAACAGGTCGCAAACCAAAGGCGAAAAGCCAGCCGATCCAGCGGTAAAGCTTGACGCGATTTTAACCGGGCAGGGCGAGATTAAGCAAATGGTCGCCCTGTTGCTGGATAGGAGCAAGCGGTGACACAAGCGATTGATCTGGCGATTGCAGAAATTGGCACGGTCGAGTGGGCCAAGGGATCAAACCCGAAGGTTGTGGCCTATTACAAAGACGCTGGCTTCGCGGGCATCAAAGAAGATGACGTTGCTTGGTGCGCTGCTTTCGTTGGGGCCATGCTTAAGCGCGCTGGGGTGAAGCCGTCCAATTCATTGCTGGCCCGGTCCTATTTGAAGTGGGGCGTTCAGGTGCCGATTTCGCAAGCCAAGCGGGGCGACATTGGGGTTATCCCGCGCGGCACAGATTGGCAGGGTCATGTGTTTTTCATTGAGAAAATCGAGGGTGGCAAGGTCTACGCCATCGGCGGCAATCAAAAAGACAGCGTAAGCCGCACAACCTTTCCAGTCGCATCGCTGATCGGTGTGCGGCGGGCGGCGAAGGCTGCGCAACCCGTGGATCTGGGCGGCGCCGGAAATGCCCCAAAACCTCCAAAAACTCCAACAAACATTGGGGATATGCACGGCGCCGAAACCCCCGCCAAACCCTCATTCATCGCCGCGCTGATCGCGTGGTTGTTCAAAGGACGCAGATAATGTGGAGCCAAGCGCGCCTTACCGCCTACATCACCGCAGCCCTTGCTGGTGCCGCGTTTCTGGCGTCCCGCGTCGGCCTTGCGTCGTATAATTTCGAGACAGGCATGGTTGACCCATACCCGTTCAATATCAACTGGCTTGCGGCAGTCATCGCTGGGCCATTGGCTGCGGGCATGGCTGCGGTGGTTCTGTGGTGGCAAAAACTGCGGGGGCGCAAATGAGCGAGATCAAAACAGCCCCAGTCCTAACCCATGATGCAAATGGCGATGAGGTTTGGTCATTCCACGCCCACCATACGATAGCTGACATTGCCCGATGGGTTGGACGCAATCGTGGCGATGCGGAAGATTTGATCGTGATTTTACGGGGCCAACTGGATGAAACAGAAGGGGCGGTGATGCAATGACATCGCTACGCACAATCAAGGCTGGCGCACCAACGCCAGAGCGGGCGGCAGAATTGGCCGAGGCAATCAAGGCGATCTGCTATGACGTGGGTGACGGTCTGTCTATCGCGACAGTGATCGGCTGTTTTGAAATCGTCAAGATAGAAATTCTGAGGGATGCAGAATGACCGCTTGGCTTATCGCACAGGTCGCGCCCTACCTAATCGGCCTCATGGCGCTGTTCGGGGTGACTTGGCGCGTCGTGGCGGACATCAAAGCAAGCGAACGCCAGAAAATCAAGCTAGACGACGCCGCAGAATATCAGCGGACAATCAAGGAGATGGGCCGTGTGGAAATTGATGATAGTGCCGATGATGCTCAATGCTGGCTGCGTGAACGTGGCAAGCCATGAAGCGCTCTGCGACGGGTCCGCATCGGCGCGCACGGCCCACGCGGCGGCTCTGGCTCTCGATGGCGGGCCTCAGTCGTTGGTATCGGGGGCGCGCTTGATCAGGGTTTTAGACGCGGGGTGCGGCAATGCAGATCAGTAATCTTGGCCTCGGCCTGACAATGCAGCGTCCGCTCGGAGCGGGTGGTGGGGTTGCGCCGGGGGTGCCTATGACGGTCGCGCAAGCGCCCACGTTTACCCATGACGGCGCAACGCTGACTTTCGGGGCGTCTGGCGCTGGTGCGCGCGTTGGCAAAACCCTGAACGAGCCGTGGATTATCAACGACAGCGGCTTCACGATCACCTCGGACAGCCCAAGCGCCGCGAATGATGTAAACGGCTTTGCACAAAATGGGATGATGCTTTCGCCTTACGGTGGCACAACGCCACAATCGACAGGGACACTACCGCAGGGGTTTGATGGGCTTATCGGTTCGCAAGCTGTCTTGACTAAGGCTGGCGTCCCATACGATACGGCGCTAAACGTGTCACCCACAAAAACAGGCGGGGCAACGCTGACAATAGCCCCCGGTTGGCAGGGGGTCATCGTCAAGCAAATCCGCCGCGCAGGCGCTGTTAATGGCACATATGAGGTTAGCGAGAAATACGTTTATTTCAACGTTGTAACGTCTGTCCCTGACGAATACAGTTATCCACTTGCGCCTTCTGACCCGACGCCAGCGATTTATGGCAAGTCTACGACTGCTAATCGCAATATCTTCCGCAACCTCTCGCCATATACTGGCATGGTTGATAGCGCGACTTGTCTCACAAAATTCCCGCGCGGCATGCCTGCAATGGGATGGGGTGGTGAAGTGTTGCGCCGTATGCACGTTCTGGCAGGGTATAGCGGGTATTCTGCGCAATACGGGCCTGACCTCTCAGATGCCAGGTTGCTTTTGCACTCGAACGTTTCGGACGCAAACACCGATGAGCTGTTTGACCGCTGCGTTATGCACGGCATCCATATTTATGGAGCATATAAGGCAGGCTATCGTGGGCTTGCAGGCGCAGGGCAAGGCTTCAACGAAGTCGATGACATTTACATAGCCGCATTCGCACTTGGTAATCAGGCGATGTTGGATGCCGCAAACGCGATGAAATCAAACATCACATCGCAATTTGAATACATCACTTCGGGATATATAGGCCAGTCGGTTCTATTCCCTGCTAGTGCTGGCGGGGGGTATCGCTTCCGTGCGCCTTATCAAAACGCACATTTAGGTATCCCAGAATGGCAACCACACGATGCTGGCATAATTGCGAGATACCGATCAGTGTGCTCTCCGGCATCATTGCCCGGCACAATGTCTGTTTCCTTGCTTCAAAATGGGCCGTCTGGGGCGACTGGTGAACAGTCGCTGATCGCTGGCGGGTATACATCCGCGCTAGAATACATGGACAGGCTGATTAACTACACTGATCTGCCGCTGGGGGCGCGTCACCGTCAGATGTATACTGATTGGCGATCTACAGTTGCTCTTCCGCAATGGGTAGGTCCACCTGATATATTCGATCTGCCGGGAACTTGGGTGACTGCAGCGGCAGGTTCTCTAAACTATAATTTTAGCACGCCGAACTACTCAATAGGCGCGGTAACGCGGGTGGATATTCGCTACTCCCTCGATGCAGTTGGTTGGACGGTGGTAAATAACACCGGGATAAGCGGTTCAATTCTCGGACTCATGCGTGGCGTGAAATACTATGTCTCGGTGCGGTTCTGGAATGCGCAGGGTGCAGGGCCGTGGTCATATAATTGGCCTGCTGAGGTCACTCCGGGGCAGGTTGCAGGGTCGTGGTTGTTAGAGCGCAACATCGGCACTCCAACAGGCACAGCCGCCAACGCTGCACCTGTCAACATCACTCCGCCCGCTCTATATTATAAGCCGTATCCCAAATTCTTGGGGCCACTTTATGAGCCCGCGGCAGGGGTCTCTAGCCTGCGCGAGTTGTTTGCATGGAAAGGGGATTGGTCTGGTTATCCGGCTCCCACGTTTACATTCCAATATAAAAGGAATGGTGCAAACATCACGGCGGAAACCGCGTTCAATTATCTGCTTTGGGGTTATGATGCGGGGCAGTCGATCACATGCGATGTAACCGCAACCAATAGTAGCGGGTCAGTAACCATCACTTCTGACGCGGTTGTGCCTGCGGCGGCTACAGGAACGCAGGCTTACTACGTGCCATCCGGCGTGAATAACGCGCTGCCGCAGAAATTTACGGAACGGTGGGCCGGAACGCCAACAATTACGCTGTTGAAGAAAACAGTTGCCGGGGTTCCTGTGGCTCAACTTTCTTCCAATGGAACAGCGGCAAATCGCTTTTGGTCATTAGATGATGTATTGCCGATTGGGGGTTTGTCAAATGTATCTGAGGGCGAATTGTATCTGGAAAGTATTTCAGGGACAAACGTGGCGGCTACCCGAATTGGTTTCGGCATCCGAATGTCCGGAAATGAAACTACAGGCAATGGTTATGTCGTAGAGGCTATCACCGCTGCCTCTGTATTACAATTGCGAGTTAACCGTGTGGTTTCTGGGGTTTCTACGCAGGCCTCAAACCTAATGCAAAACTACAACGTTACACCGGGTTTTGAAACTGGTTATAGCCAAGCTGCGAACAACCTCGGCTTTAGGGTCAGGTGGGTATTGTCTGGGGCTAATTTGGTGATAAGCCTAAAGGCGTGGAGTATGAGAGATCTCGATATAGAAACTGGGCTTGATATTGATAATGAGCCAGTTGCGTTCCAAAGCATCTATACCGACACGTCGCCCATTGCTTCCGGTAGTATTGGTATTAGCGTCACTGCCACCGCTGCGACGAAGGATATTTTCGGCATTGGCGTCGGTGTTGGAGCTGGTGTCGCTGCACCTAAGGTTCCGGTGTGATGCAATGCTGGTGGATCATCCCCGCCGTGGTGTGCGGCGGGGCAGGGTGGTGGTGGATGATCGGTTAACACGTCCCGCGCCATATGTTAAGTTTTCGCGGTTTCGCTGACATATGGCGGGGGCTATGTCAGATATTGATATGCGATCTGATGTGGGCTATGGTGGGCGGGTCGCGGTAGTGAAATGGTATCATGGTGGGTTCATACCCCGCCGTTTCGGGTTCAAGTCCCGACTGCGCAACCGCTTTCTGGCGATACATCGAACAGGCGTGAAATTGCGGGCCTTAACAATCCGCAGCCTACATCAAGGATGTATCACCAGAGCGCGGCGATTGGCTGAGAGGATTAAAGCAAATCGACGGATTGCGTTTGGCAGCTAGCCTATGCTGATCGCCGTGGGTTCAAATCCCACATTGCCGCGCTCTACTTCTTTGCATATTACTCCGGCGTCATGGCGTCTCCTGCGGTTTTGGGGGTGGGTTGTGCATCACCGCCCCTCCGTGTCTGCGGTGGCGATCAGGGCGCGGAGGATTGCGATCAGCCATGCGCGGGAGGGGATCGGTGATACGCCTTCAGCTTCTCCGTCCTTGAAGTTGTGCCACCTGTCGCCATCATGACCGATATGCGTTCCGACAATTCTGACAGATGCGCTGCCACCCGGCCAAATGCCCATGCGATCAACGGCCCACCCCGGCAGCACCGCCTCATGCAGCGCCTTGGCCGCGTCGAGTGAGCCGTGGAAGGCGTCGTCAACCTTTCCCATGTGCTTACGTTCAAGAGGCTGATCAGCCCATCCATTAAACTTGTACTTTCCCGCCTCCACCCGTTCCAGCAGGGCTTGCAGCGCGGCGGTCTGTGGGTGGGTCATGGGGTGGCCTCCGAGAACGTGAACAGGTATTTTCCAAGCCATTCTGGCGGCATGGGGTTACATCCGCTGTCAGCCCGCGCACAGATCACCAGCATGGGCCAAGTCGCGGTGATGTAAGCAAAGCCGAGTGGGTTTGTTGCCGGTGTTGCTGCTTTGAACAAGCACGCGGCGAAGATGCCTGCGCCCATATAAAGCATCACCCAATCTCTGAAAAATGCCCTCACATCGCATCTCCTTTGCGGGCGCGGATGGCGGCGGCGATACGTTGGCCGCAGCCGATGGAATATGGGTCAGCAGAGGAATAGCTGCCCTTTGACGCAATAACGGCGCAGGCTTCGCGTTCAGTTTCGCGTGCCGACCGTGCCATGGAGTCTGCCCTTACTCGTTCCGCCTCCACCGCCTTCGCCACGGCGGCTTGCACGGCGCGCTCGTGGTCGGCGATGGTGATAAGCTGGCCGGAGCGGTAGGCGGTCCACATCGCTTGTTCCAGGTCATCGCCAATACAATCTGTGCCATAGCTTTCGCCAGACAACTCAGCAAGCCGCGCGGCTAGGGCGGGATCGGGGGCGGGGGTCATTTGCGGGGTCCAATCACGTGCTTAATGTAAGATCTGGCAGCGGCTACGCCAGCGATGTATCCAAGACCGATTGCGGCTATGTATTCCATCACTCCCCCTTCCGCGCGAACGGGGCGAGGGCGGCTTCGGTTGCGGATAGCGCATCCCGATACATTCCGCCGTCTTTCTCTGGGTTATGCCGTAGCATGAATGCCATTTCTCGCGCCAAGTCAGTCGCTGCCTCCACCAGCGCCCTCACTTCCGGCAACTCCGCCGCAGCCGCAAGCAGTTCGGCGGGGGTGAAGGTGAGGGGGATGGCGCGGATATTGTGAACAAGGAATTGCTCAACCGTACTGCCTTGGCATCCGCAATGATGCCCATTGCAGCACAGCCTTTGCCCTAACGCTTCCGTAACAGCACTATCGCCAGAGGTCATTATCTCCTGCGCCGCCTTCTCCCTCATCACCACCGCCCCTAGTGGGCTGGCGGGGTGCAGGGCGGTTCTGATATATGTTTCCCAAATGGTCTGCCGCGCCCGCCAAACTTTACCAAGGTCAGGGACAACTTCGGCGACAAAATCAGATGGAATATCCTGCGCTGCAACGCCAAGTGCTTTGATTTGTTCGGCGTAAGGGGATCCTGTGAAAAACCACCCCGGCATGTCAAAGCCAAGGTTATTGCTGCCTGATGCTACAACCAAAGCAGCTGCGGCTTCGGTGCATTCACGCAAATCATACGCCTTGTCGCCAACGACAATCCATTTTCCGCCACGTTGGACTTGCACCCCCACAGCGCGGGCCTCTGCTGCGTCCTGCTCACCCTGCGCCATGTCGTTAATTGTGGCGTCAATCCAGTCGGCTTTCAGGTTGATGTTAGCCTCTGCTGCGTCGAGGGCGGCGCGAAGTTTTGCAATCTCGGCTTTGCTTTCGTCGCGACCAATCTGACGCTGGACCTCGCGGGCAGCAGCGGCCTCAATGTTCGCCGGGTTGCACTCAATATGGCACTCGTTCCCCCAATAGCTTTGAGAGACGCCACCAAGCGGCTTTTGGCAGTATGAGCAGGTATCACCCACGGTCTTGCCCTCCAATTACGGTGCGGATTTCTTCCATTGCCAAAAACCTACCGATGTCAGGATCATCCAGCACACCAAGCCATCGCGTCAAATCCCCCACAGTCACCACCCGCGTATCCGGCGATGCGGGGCGGGCGGCGAACACAAGTTCATCGTCAGACCATCCGCCGATAGCGATATGGGCTTTGAACCTTGCATCTTCCAATGTTGTGGCGAAACGGATTGTCTCAAGTGCTGACAACAGCGCCCTTTGTCTATGGCGCAGCTTGGCACATCTGGTTTTTTGTGATGCTGCGCTGGATTTGAAGTGGTTACGGCTATCTGTTGCAGATTTTAACGCCGCTTCCAGTCCCGCCACATAGTCGGCAGCGGGGGGCGTCAGGTCGGTGCGGATGTATTCGATAAAAAACGGCATATTGTATTCGTCTGGCTTATTCACCCCAGACGTGATGAAAATATTTCCACCTTCATCAATTTCAGCCCAAATCTTATCCGGTGCTATCATGTCGTGGGTTCCTTGTCGGTTGTGAGGGCGCGGGCGTGTTCGGCGTTGATGCAATCATCCACCGTCAAGTGGTTCTGCCGCCCGCGATCAATGACATTCAGCAATTCCGTCAGCGCCTCGGTCAGTGCGGCGATGCGACGGCTGGCGGTGGTGAGTTCGACGTAGTTCATTACTGCTTCATTTTGTGAGGCCGCTAGTTCATTTGTCACCCGCGCCAACTCCGCATCACGCTCGGCAAGCTGGGTGGAGAGGGCGGCTTCGGATGGCTTCATCTCGCCCAATCTCGCGATCAGATATTCAACCTCCTGCGCCCAAGTTGGATCATGCGGGTGTGGCTGGGTATTCCCCGCGATTGCGTCCGCCCACAGTGCGGCAAGCAGATCGGCGGCGGCAAATTCCATATCGCCATCATTCCATGTGGACCGCTGATGCTGCCCTCGTAAACGTAGTCGCGTCACCATCTGCGCCACCACATCTGTTGTCAGGGGCGCGGGGGCTTGATCGTGGGGGTGGGTCATTGGATTGCCGCTCCCGATCTTGAACCCTGATTGCAGGCCACATCAAGCGCTCTGAACGCCCGATCTTGCGCCTCCAAAACCGAGTTATTGGTGGACAGCTTGACGCCTTTGTCGATGGCATAGGACGCCAGATTGAGAAGCGCCGTTGCCTCTTCTTTGCTCATGATCAGCACAACCTGATCCGCCTGTTTGACATAAGCAGCCATCAATCCCTCACAATCTGTATGCTAAATCTGCGCCAAGGTTTGCGTTTCCAATATTCCCCCGACAGATGTATCCATCGGAAAACCACGCGGCTGATTTGGAGTTCGTAGGCCGTTGCGCCCTTCATGCAAACCATCACACGCACCCCGCCTTTGCCATCGCTTTGGCGTGGGCTACGGCGTCGGCTTCGGATAGGTGGACTTGACCTGTGGTTAGTCGGTGCATGTCGTCGCCGTCTCCGCGCCAATTCATATATATTGCCCATTTCTGGCTAAATGGCGCAGCAAGCCAATACATAGTCCCCGTAGCCAACGCCTCCCGCACCGGTTCCGGCACTTCCACGCCGTTGCAGATGATCGTAGGGCGAGGCGCGGGCTTGGCGCGGTAGACGCTGTTCGGCGCCCAAGTCGGTGTGTTGGCATCAAACCATTTAGAGCTTCCGAGGCACTCAACGCCATGCTTCGCCGCCTTCAACGCAGCCAATTCATCCGCCGTCAGCAGGCATGTCGGGACGCGGTTTTGTGTCGGGTCAAAGGTCACAGCTGCACCCCCAACATCCAATTTGCAAAACGGATCAGCCCCCACATCAACGGCTCCCCGATGCCCCAGATCAAGCCCATGAGGCCAACAGCCGCGAACATCACCGCCAGCGCCACGGCTCCGGGGATGCCACCATCCTCGTCAATCTCGCGCTGTGATTTGAGCGGCGGAAATTTATCAGCTGCGCGGGGGGTATCGCCAAACATATGCACGATCATCGCATCATCGACGTGGCACATCGGTGCTTCGGGGACGTGCTGTACGGGGTGGCTGTTGTTGGCGTGGACGTTGGGATAGTTGGGAATGGCGGTCATCAGAAGCCCTCCTGCATGCGCGCCAAAACTTGGCTCCGCACAGCGCTATGAAACCGGATGCGCTCACCACGTTTTGACATGTCGAATTTGTCAGTTGCGATCAGCCGCGCAGCGTGTGCAATCGCCACCTCCGCAAAGTAGAAGCGCGGTTCCGTTGTGGCGATGAGGTTCTGATTATTGCGCCGAAAGGACCGAAGCGGGCTTTCATATGAAGCCTCGACATCTGGTGTGAACCCACGGTTTTTCAGGACACCCTCGGACGGCAGCAGGCATAGAAAATCAGTATCATTGCCCGCACCACAGATTAGCGTCGATCCAACAATGCAGACATGTTGGGGGGGGATGCCTAGTTCGCTGGCCATTTTCTCTTCTTGAGTGGGGGCGAAAAGCTCTGCGACGTTCATTCTGCGGCCTCTTGGGGTTCGGGTTGCGGTTGGGGTGCATCGAATGCTGTGGCCATAGCAACAGCGGTGGCGTAAGGCATGAAGATATTCAAGTGGCATCCATCAGGGTCCCAGAATTTCAAAACCCCACCGCTAGAACCCAGATCAACGGCTTGAGCGCGGTTTGCATCATGCAGATTTGCTGACATACTCACGCTTTCTCTCCCATCAAATCATGCCACGCTGGCGGAACATTGTCGCCGTCGACGTAGCGCTGAACGCACTCGCCAATCACATCCTCGGTGCGATCCATTGCCACGCGACCGTCAATCTCGATCACCAGCACCGTCTTTCGGCTCGGCACGTCATACGGCAGCACGATATGCTTATCCTTGAACGCTTCAAGCACGGCATCAACGGCGTCGTGGAATGTCAGCGCATGATCTGCGATGTTACCCCAGCCATCCTTGAACAGCTTTTTGACAACGAAATGGTGTGCGGGGTGTTCGGTCATCGTCTCTCTCCGGTGTTTGATCCTGTCGCTACATTGCGCTGACTGCCGGGGGATTGCAATGGGAAAATGTAAAGCCACTGATCTTTTTTTGTGTTGCGGCTTTCCGCTTCATGCGCTATGGTCGGGCATGGAAAAAAAACGCCACCCCCTCATTGCCTACCTGAAGGCTGAAAAGCTGTCAGTCGTATGGCTTGCCAAGCAGATCGGGATTACCCGCGTAACGCTTGCAAAACAGATCGCCGATGGTGCGCCGATGTTGACGCGCCTCGCCATTGAAACAGCAACGCGCGGCGGGTTTCCTGTTTCGGGCTGGCCCTAACTGCCCGCCGCCCGATCCCTGTCGGTGCGGCCAACTACCCGGCGATGCAATGATGTGTCGCCGGGTTTTTTATTGGAGGATGAGGATTGACTGAAATTGCAAAGCTGCCCAGCCTGCCTGATCTAATTGCCGAATACGAAGCTAAGAAGGCGGCACTCCCAGAAGCTTTGGCAAAATTCGGCGAAGCTGGTGCCTCACTTGTTTCAGCTGCCACGGTCGCAGGCGAATATGGACAAGAAAACATCAAAACTGGGGATGTCGGCCTGCGCACGCTGGAGCGCAATCTTCTGCGGTCTGCATGGCTGCGCGTCTGGAAAGGGCTGAACCTGCCAAACATTGCCAGCGCCAAGGATAAGAAGCTGTGGGATCAAGCCCTTTCCAGCCCCGCACCGTTCACGCTGGACAACCTGCGCGCCACCTTTTCACCCTATCTGATAAACCCGCGCCTGACAATTCTTCGCGGTATGGCAGAGGTGTTTGCAGATTTGGACCCCGCCTATAAATCGCATGAAAAGGTAAAGATCGGGGTAAAGGGCTTGCCCAAGCGGGTTATCATCGGCGGTTTGGCATCCCATTACGGCTATGGCATGGACAAGGTTCGCGATATCCTGAACGCCCTTGCCGCCTATCAGGGCAAGCCGCTTTGCAATCCCCGCGAAACCTTTCGGCTGCACAGTGACGGGGATATTCTTCGCGATGGAGGCACATTCGAGGATAAGTATGCGCCGGGCGGAGAAATCGTCATTCCGGCGCGCGGCGTCTGGCTGAAACGATTTGGCAATGGCAACGGCCATTTGTTCTTTGGCCCTGAGGCTCTCACAGACATCAACCGCGCATTGGCAGAGTTTTACGGAGATGTGCTGGCGGATTGCCCAGATGAGGATGAGGCGCGCCCTGCAAAGCGACAAAGCACGGAAGTTTCCAAAGATCTGCAATTCTACCCCACACCGCAGCCAGTTATCGACCGCGTGCTTTATGAAATCAACCTGCGCGGCAAGCGGGTGCTTGAGCCGTCCTGCGGTGATGGGCGGCTCATGGACGCCCTGCGCAGGGCTGGGGCTGTTGCGCAGGGTGTGGAGATTGACCGCGCCCGTGCCGAGGCTTGCAAGGAAAAAGGCTTTAGCGTGATCTGCGGCAACTTCCTAGAAGTGATGCCAAACGCGGATCTGGTGTTTGACGCGGTGGTGATGAACCCGCCCTTCTATGGCAAACACTACGCCAAGCACGTTCGACACGCCTTGCGGTTTGTGAAACCCGGTGGCACCGTCACTGCAATCCTGCCAGCGACAGCCCGCCATGATCACGGGCTGCTGGATGATCTGCGCCCGCGCTGGAATGATCTGCCCATCGGCTCATTCGCAGAAAGTGGGACCAACATCTGCACAACCGTCGCAACAATCAGGGCAACACCATGACCCCCGCAACCCACATCCTCACCCTTCCCACCGACTGGACCGCCGCGCAAGACTGGGCGCTGTGGTCTGGCCTCGGCATGGGATACGGCATCATCGCCATATCCTACGCTGTCGGAAAGCCGCCTGCTGATGTGGGCGCGCGTTTTCATGCGATTACAGAGCCGTTCAGGGTTAACGGCATGGTGCCAGAGGATATGCAGGCCGCGATTGAGCGCGTGCTGCGGGGGAGGTTGAATTGAGCGATCTAAAATTATCAGAACGGCTAAGAGTTTATGCGGCTGTTAACGGATCAACTAATCTAACTCTGACCAAAGATCAGGCCGCGTCATTAATCAGCATCTGCGAACGGCTTGAAGATAACAACGCCGAGCATGAGGAAATCACGCGCAAAATCCGCAAACATCAAGCCACCGTTGATCGATTGCAGTGGCTGCAAGATATGAACGAAAGCTATCTGCAATATATCCTTCGCCTAGCGCTGTGCGTTGCAATTTCTAAGGAAATCATCAATATTTGCAAAGCGCTGATTGCCTAATCTCGGCATAACGCCAGATCGCCTGACCTTACGAGGAAGGTGCAACACGACCGCGAAAGCGGGCTTTTCGATGCGACACAAACCCTCGGCGCGGTCAGGCGCTAACCGGATTAACGCCGGGGGTTACATCGCTGCGATCATGGCTGCAACTACAGGCAGAAACCCCGTATCCGGCCCGTGCAGCGCTTCCCAAGCATGCTTGCTGGCGTGGATACCCTGCGGACCTAGATGGCACTCCCAGCACAGCGAAATAGTGTCAAAATCGCTAGCCTTGCGTTGTCCAAACCTGCCGCTGATGCAATGATGAACTTGAACGGGAAAATATCCGCAGATCACGCAGCGGCATTGCGCAACGAGGCTCATGTGCAAAACGCCCGCCTTTCCATCAGCGGACGCCTTGCGTTGTTTGGTCTTGGTGGATTGGCGTGGAATAGGCTTGCGGGGTTTCGGACCTGCCTTCCCCGTTTTTTGTCCTAAGCCCTGCCTGCCCGTTAGGTTCAAGGCTTACCAAACCGCATGGTCACACCTTTTCCAAGCCTGATTACCCTATTATCGGCGTCCTCAATACTGCTAACTATCGACTGGATTAGACCATATTTTGCATCGGCAGGCGCTGCTTTGATTTCATCCCATCGCGGCACAAGTGCAGCCCAGTATTTATTCACATCGGCCATTTCACCAAGTCGCGCGCGAAACTCTGGGACATAATCAAGAAGCGTTTCGCACCGCCCAAAATCTCCCCCATCATGCGGGTAATCGCCTGACGGTGCGCCAATACCGGAAAGCCTTTTCACAATTGCAAGAGACGACGCTCCGGTGCGGCGTGATAAAGCCCATGTTGCGAGTTCTTTGTAATCCATCAGTTCATCCCAAGTGCTAATTTATACATGTCGATGATCGTCTCTTCTTCGGCAATGTCGTCGGGCTTGCGCTTGCGCAGGGCAATCACTTTGCGCATCACGGCGGTATCATACCCACGCGCTTTTGCCTCGGCAAACAGTTCCTTTTCCAGCGCGGCAACGTCTGCCTTTTCAGCAGCTAGGTGTTCTGCCCTTTCGATGAAGCTGCGCAGCTCGTCTGCTGTCACGTTGTAGGTTTGGTCTGTCATTTGGTTTCCCCTGATTGATCATCGCCCCAAAGGTCAAAGCCTTTTTCGGCGCACCATGCTTCCATAAATGTCTGCATGTCTGACATTTCCTGCTTTGACAGGTCGGACGATCTAAACCCCGTGGGGAAAAAGCTTTCCCCGTCCAGAGTGGGCAAAAATGAAGCATCCTTGCCCATCTGCTGCATGAAGATGCACTTCCACTGATCTTCGTCATATTTTTTGCCGTTTATATCCATATGCTTGGATACGCGGCTTAACATTTCCCACATGCGATCATTCTGGGCGTCGGTGCGCTTTATCTCTGCAAAGGTGACGCGCCATCCGATAGCTATAGCACGCTCAAACCATGCGCGCGCCTTGGCTATTCTAAGCGGTGTATCAAGTGGCAGAGAATAGCGGGGCATCAGTTCGCCCCCATCCCCAAGAAGTGCTTACGATACGTCATTTCCGCCACGATCTGCGCGGTTTCATCGCCACCAAGCGCGTCAGCCGCAGCCGCGATTAGCATCGCCTCGTCAGAAAACCCGCGCGCCATAAGTTCGCGGATCGTCTGATGCGCCTTGCTGGTTTGGGTGTTGTTCTTGCGGCGGATCAAAATGGGATCTCATCGTCAAGCGAGTTATCGCGCCCCGGTGGAAGATTGTCTTGCCCATAGGCATCATCCTGACCGCGCGCCGCGCCGCCGCCTACACCTTCCGGCCAGTCGATCACGTCAAGGCGCGCGCTGAAACCAGACAGAACAACCTCCGTTGACCAACGATCTGCCCCGGCTTGGTCTTGCCATTTGCGGGTGCGTTGCGCCCCTTCGATATAGCACCGCTTGCCTTTGCCGAGATACTTCTCAACAATGGCCGCAAGAGCGCCCCAGACGACAACATTATGCCATTCAGTGCGCTCTTTCTTTTCGCCTGTGCCTTTGTCTTTCCATTGCTCGGAAGTTGCGATTCTGAATGACGCGACCTTTTCCCCGGCAGGGGTGGTGCGAATTTCAGGGTCTTTTCCCAATCGACCCATGAGACTTACGCGGTTCAAATCAGCCATTATGTGGCCTCCTGTATGTAGCGGGTCCGCAAAGCCAAAACCTTCGCGTCCAACTCTCCGAGAAATTTCACCGTCTCGGCTTCGATGTTCTGGATTGCCACATCGTCACGCTGAACGCGCTTGATCCAAAGCTGTAGATCGGCGGGTAGGCGCGGGTCAAAGCTTACAAAATCGCACCATGAGCGCCCGGTGCAAGCCATTTGAACCTGCATCTGCGTGACGTATTTACCCGGCACCCTTTCGGCCAAGAGCGTCTCGATATGGGTGGCGGTGTTGGGGCATTTGATCTCGATCAGGCCATCAGCACCGATCAGCCCATCCGGGGAAGCGCCAAACATAGCGATTGAAGGATGGTCTATTAGGCCAACCTCTTGCACGCTGGCGTCGGTGATAAACTCATAGGCGGCGCGCGCCTGCGGCTCTACATCGGTTCCCCATTGCATCGCGGCATTGCTGAACCGCTCGGCCTGATGCCCGGTCAGGCGTTCACAGATCAACTCGGCCAAGTAGTTGGCACGGCTGGCGCTGTAACCTTTATTGGTGGTCGCCATAAGGTCAGCGACACGGGAAGCTGTGACCTTGCCCAAGCGGGCTGCAAACCATTCTTCTGAGCGCTGCTCCATCATGCCGACACCTTCGCTTTGATCTTCTTGCGCAGGGCAGAAACTGCGTCGGCAAACATGCGCTGCGGCAAAACCTCCAGCGATGCGACCCTGAGGTATTCGCAGAATTTTACCTCATCAGCCCCGGATTCATCCATCAGGTTCCGAAGCTGGAAAAACTCATCGGCGCTGATTGTCAGTGCCTTGCCTGCTGCCCGCCCATCGTCGTCAGTATCATCACCAAGTGAAAGGCCAAGAATAGCCTGCGCGGTGTATCGCTGTCCGTATGTCTGCGATGATCCGACAGCCTGAACAGCATTCTTGCTGCCCGATTGATCCTTGGGCAATTCCATGCTTGTCATCTTGGAGTGACCTAGGACGTGCATCAGTTCAGCCGTGACAATCACGCGATCTGGGTGGCTTTCTACGCTGAACGATAGCGCCAATCCATGCCGCGACAAAATCGGGCGGGTGTAATTGATAATGTCCTTCAACAGCGCATAAGCCTTGTTCTTATCTCCCTTGCCGTTCAAAGGGATCGACGGGAAGTCAGCAGATGCCGCAGCAAATGCGCCAGCAAACGCCATCTTTGCGGCCTCTGCTTGCAAGCGGTCACGCATATCCATCATGCGTTCCAGTTTTTCAATCGACGCCGCAGGGTCCATTGCCACGCGCTCGATCATCGCGATCATTGGCGAAATATCCCTTTGCAGGTCTGGCAAAACCTGACTTTCGTTCACCTGTAATTCGGCACTCATATCTCTCTCCGGTGTTGATCCTGTATTGACTATAGCGGCATTATGGCGATACATTCAAGGGGTAATATCAACACAGGTGCAAAATGATTGAACGTCCAGAACGAGTGGCAACATTCCTTAGCGAAGGCGAGGCAAAGGCCATCAAGACCGCCGCCCAAGCGCAGGGATTGTCGCTGTCTGCCTTTATCCGCTCGGCTGTGCTGCGCGTCATCGCAGATGCAAAATGACCCCCGCAACCACGCTTGCAGCCTATGCAAAGCCCCCATTGCCCCGCATGGCTATCGACTGGCGGGTCATTTATCAGCCATTCCGCTTGAAAAGCGCCGTTATCTCTGGGCGTGTTCGGAATGCAGGTCAGCCGCAGAAATCAGATGGCGCGCAGCTAATGATCCAGCGGGAAATCCTGCTGGCAAAAGCAAAGCACGCGCGGAACCTGCGGCAAAGCAAGGAAGCCTCGATCTGTGAGGCGGATCTGCGGCGGATAACCCATGAGATACTCAAGGCGGGGATTGCAGGATGATTTTTGTATTTGGGTCAAACCTTGCAGGTATCCATGGTGCGGGGGCTGCGCGTCATGCTGCTTTGCACTATGGGGCAGTTCGCGGTGAGGGCAATGGTCGAACAGGCCGAGCCTATGCGCTGCCAACCAAAGATCGAAAAATCCAGACGATTAGCCTTACCGCAATACGCATGTTTGTTCGGGATTTTATCAACCATGCGGCAGAAAATGCAGATCAGACGTTCCAGATAACGCAAATCGGGTGCGGATTGGCCGGATATACAGCCGATCAGATTGCGCCGATGTTTAAGGATGCCCCGACAAATTGCCATTTCGATACCGCGTGGAAAACTGTGCTGGGCGATAAGTTCAAGTATTGGGGCCATCAGCCATGACAGAGACTGATATTCACAAGGCAATCATCGAATGGCTGCGCGTCGTATTGCCTGATGCGCTAGTGCATCACAGCCCCAACGAGGGTGTGCGCGGTGGCAAGGCTGGCATGATCGACGGCGCGCGCAAGAAGGCCATGGGGCAAATGCCAGGATGGCCCGATATTGAGGTCATGCTGTGGTCCAATATCGGGCCGGTGTTTTTTGAGGTCAAGACTGTTCGCGGCGTTGTCAGCAAAGAGCAGGGCGCGGTTTTAACCCGACTGCGAGATCTGGGCTACCGGGTGGCTGTGGTGCATTCGATTGACGATGTGCGGGCCGAGTTGTGCGAGTGGGGGATTGCCACGCGCGAGAAGGGATCTACCGTGAAGCTGCCTTGGCGGGGTCTTATATCGTGAATACCCTGACGCCAGAGGAGTTTGATACAATCCGGCGTCACCCAATACTGCGGACGCGTGCGGAATTTGCGATGATCGTAGATAGTGTGTGCGCAGAGTTTGGCGTTGATCCTGCCGCCATATTTGCACCAAACCGGGGTGATAACTCAATCTGCGAGGCTCGTAATATGATCTGCCTCATTGCAGATCAGCGCGGGTTTCCGAAGCTGGAAATAGCGCGGCTGGTTAAGCGCGATGTAATGACAGTGCGCCACGCCATCAAGAATGTGCCAGGCGGCGTCGGTCTGATGTTTAGAAGCTGCCGAACCTTGCCAAAATGATCTGTAAAAAGCTAAGGCCCTCGGATTTACCCAAGGGCCTTGCCTTTGCCGTGGTAGCGGCGTATCGTGGCGGTGATGAAATCGCAGGTTATTGTTACCACGGGTGGTGCCGTGATGCAAGACCCTGCCCTAAGAAAGGGCTGAGCATGGCTAAAGGCTATGTCTATATTCTGAGCAATCCATCCATGCCGGGTATCGTCAAAATCGGGAAAACGACACGTCCAGTCGATGTTCGCGTCAATGAGTTATACCAAACTGGGGTGCCGACCCCATTCAAGATTGAACATCAAGCCTACTCCCCGGACTGCGGTGAATTGGAGCACATGATGCACTCCGATTTCAATGATTGCCGTCTAAACGTAGGGCGTGAGTTTTTCGTTCAGGACGTTGAAATCGCCAAGAATGTATTGGATGCTAACCATTTAGAGCAAGTTGGTAGCCTGCTCGGGGATTTTTTACCGGGCCATGTCCCATGCGTTTCGGAGTTGATGCTTGACAGTGGTTTCATTTGGCATCTGAGCGAAGCCGTTGATACCCACGCATTTGGTATTGTCGATGCAATTTTAGAAATGACCATCGAAGAATTTACCCCAATTTATGAAAGATATCAGGCCAACTCGAAACGCCGTTTGGATGCCATCAAGGCGAGGCAAGTTGAGCAATGAGCCTCCCGCATATCAACGCGGTGTTCGCATCCGATCTGGATCCATACGAGCGGCTCGTAATGCTGGCGCTTGCCGACCGCGCCGATGAGAAGACTGGGGCCTGCTATCCGTCTACCGCAGACATCTGCGCACGCACTGGAATGAAGGATCGCGGCGTTCAAAACGTGGTGAAGCGGCTCATCGAATTGGGCGTTTTATCGGTGGTTTGGGGTGGCGGTAGGCACCAGCGCAACACCTATACCATCAAGTTAAACACGGCACCTGATGCGGTGTATTTCGAAAAACCCCGCACCGGAAACACCGTTTCCCATGCAGAAACCCCGCACGCCATGCCGGAAACCCCGCATCCCACGACATTAAACACCGCACCGGATGCGGGCGAACCACCAATAACCACCATTGAACCACCAGAAGAGAAGGTTACGCGGTTTCCCGCTCTCGAATTGAAGTCTTGCATTGATCATTTCAACGCAGTGGCGGCACGGGTGGGCTGGCCGCAGGTTCAGATATTTGGCGCTGACCGTCGCACCGCGCTTTCTCGGCGCATATCCGACACTGGCGGGCAGGCTGAGTGGTGTGAGGCCATAGACCGTGCCGCCCGATCCCCGCTTCTTACCGGAAACAACGACCGAGGTTGGAAAGCTGACTTCGACTGGCTGGCAAAACCCAAAAATTTCACCAAACTGATGGAGGGCAACTATGACCCACGCACTGCAAATACCAAATTCGGATCTTCCCAAGGACGCGGCGACAGGGTTGACCCGGCCCTTGCGAACATTCTTAGACTGTCAGGCGCTGGCCCAACACCGGGCAATGGTCGCGGTTGAACTAGAGGTTCTGGCAAAGAAGTTTGACCGCTTCGGCTGGGACCGTGATCGCGGCACCATGGCGCAAGATAGGCTGCTGACAGATTGGATGGATGCGCTTCAAGATTACCCGCTGAATGAGGTCATGGCAGCGTGTCGCTTGGCTGTTATCGAAGATCCCAAGAACATGCCAAATGAGGGGCATATTCTCAAGCATATTCGAGAGGCACGCCGAGAGGTGATGCAGGCTCACAAGCGCGCGCTGCCGCCGCCACCAGAGCCAGAACGTAAGCCTATGACAGCCGAGCAAGCCGCTGCGATCATGGCAGAGGTTGGGTTCAAGCCTAAGTCATTTGGAGGTGACGCATGACCCGCTACCTTCTCGAAAACACCAAAACAGGCGCATACATTTGGTTTCGTAGCGTGGCCCAAGCCAAGCGCGCTGCGGCGCATCTGGGCCGGAGCGATTTCACAATAACGCCTACGAAAACCATTTGACCCCCGCCCTACAGCATGGCAGACTACGGATGCGCGGCCCTGACCCGGATTGATCCCCGACCGTCACCAGCGGACTTCTCCCCCGCTTTGGGCCGCGCGCAATGGGAGAACGGAGATGAAAATGAAATTCACACACTGGTTGGCAAACCTCATCAGCGGGGGCGCGCTTTCCGCTGCGCACGCTAGTATCTGGGCCATGTCTCAGACAACGAGCAAGGCGCTAGGGGATATAACCGAAGCCCGCGCGGATTTGTGGGTGGCGCATCAAAGCGCCCGCGAAGAAATGGCCCGTGCCGACCAGCTCACAGCCGCCCTCCGCACCATCGCCGCTATGCCCACACCCAAGGCCAACGCCACAGTCCGACGCATGGCTGTTGTAGCGCGGGAGGCTTTGGAATGAAAGACCTCACCAAAATCAAAGCGCCGCTCGGCTTGCTCGGAAAGAAAACACGCAAGGCGCTACGGGCGCACCACGAAGCAGATGAAACCATTCAGTGCTATTCAGTTTTTGGGTGGATGGATTGCGAACCAGACTGGACCGAATATCACGTCTACCGCGCCAAGCCGACCGCTTTGGACTTAACGCCATCCGGTGATGGGTGCGCTGATGACACTGATGCGGTGCGGTCCATTCTTGACGAGCCGCTTACAGGCCGCGCTTATGCCAGCCCCCTCAATCATGCAGGGTGTGACACGCCAGCCGCCATCTTCGCAGCGGTGAAGGAATGGCAGGAGGCGCTGGCAACATCCGAAGGCCAGCGGGTCGGTAGCGCGAGGGGATTGATATACACCGCCGCTATAAAAGCCCTGCGCAGCCTAAAGGTGCCGGAATGAAACCCACACCAATCACCCAATTCCGCACCATAACCGCAGCCCGCGTCATGCCGCCGCTGCCACCCAAAAAGCCGCCAGCATACGCCGCACGCCTTGACCAGCATATCGCGATGGGCAGCACGCCAGCGCAGGCAATGGCACTGATTGAGCGATCAGAGCAACCGGGGGCTGGACGCCTGCCGACAACCACACCCATTGATATGGGCGGTAAAGGCAAGCCACGCCTGAGCATCACAGCGCCGGATCTGGTCATGCCGCACATGACACGCGATTGGCAAATCATCACGCCTGAGCTATCCGCCAAGATCGGCCTGCATCCCGAAAGCGTTCGCCAAGCCCTCAAGCGACTATCGCAGGCAGGGCGCATCGAGTGCAAGCGCACCAACGGATCAGCGCCTAGCATGTGGAGGCTGGCGTGATGGCATATCTCAAGGGTCAGCTTAAGGCCAAAGTCCTGCCGCTCTATGACGGCAAGCGCGGATCGTGGGAAATCGCGAATATGATCGGATGCAACCGCACGGACGTAAACCAAGTGCTTCGCCGCGCTAAACTCAAGGTCATCTGGGCAGGCCGATCAGACCGAGAACGCCGCGCCCAATATCGCGCATGTGCAGACGCAGGCATGACAGCCCACGAGTGCGGCGAAAAGCTTGGCGTAAGCATCCATTCAGTTCGATCGATGGCTAGGGTTCTTGGCATCAAATTCACGCCCAAGACCGAGCATCTAAACTGGGTGCGCAACAATCCACCAAAGCCACGCGTTGCTCTATCTGCATCACCAAAGGCGGTCGCAAAATATATCAAGTCTAGTGTGACCTGACATTGCAAGCAGGCGGTAAGCGATGAGTGCCGGGTGAGTGAGCGCCCAAACCATCGCAGCCGCGCAAACCATTCCTCTCAGGGCGAGGCGCGGTGATTTAACAGAGGGGGACGGGAGATGTTCGCAAGTATCATAAATGGGGCATTGGGATTGACAAAAATGGTAGAGAAGGCAATGCAAGCAGATAATGAATATAGGTCGCAAATGTTTGGGCGTGATCATGCTGACTTATTTCGCGTGGCAAGGTTTTTGGACGCAGCGGGATTATCTGGCGAAGACAAATTGACCCAAGATAATTTGGACGACTTGTCTGCGCTGTTTTCGATGAGAGATCAATATGCAGTTCGAGCGGTCCTGAACGCCGCACGTATTGAACAAGCAAAAGATCGGGTTGCGAAGGCGCAAGAGCGCCTTTTGGAACTTGAGCGCGCCCAACATTTACAACGCAGCGGAATGTGATAGTATAACGATATGGCGCTGACAGCAAAACAGGAGGCATTTTGCCTCGCATATGTCGAGACTGGCAATGCGTCAGAAGCCTATCGCGTGGCATATGAGGTTGGCGAGAATACCAAGCCAGAGACGGTTTGGAAGCGGTCAAGTGAGTTGTTGGCAGGGGGGGCGGTTACGGGTAGGGTTGCTGAACTCAAGGCAATGGCTACAGAACGCCTTATGGTGACGCTGGAAAGCCTCACCGCCGAGCTGGACGAGGCCCGCAAGCTTGCCAAGGAAGTTGCCAATCCTGCGGCGATGACCGGGGCAACGATGGGCAAGGCCAAGCTGCACGGCCTGTTGATCGAAAAGCAGGAAATCAAATCCTTCAATGTGACAATATCCGGCGACGATGCCGACCTTTGAACTGACCCCCAAACAGAAAGAAGTCCGCGCGATATTCGCAACTGCGGCCAAATTCTTTCTGGTCTATGGAGGGTCGCGGTCTGGGAAGACGTTTTTCATCATCTACGCGATTATCGTGCGGATGCTCAAAGCGCCGGGGTCACGCCATGCTGTATTTCGCGCGGACGGTGTAGACGCAAAACAGTCGGTCGGAAATGAGACGGTGCCTTCTGTTTTGGCGCTGGCGTTCCCAGGCTTGGCGCTAAAATGGCACGACAAGGACGGATACTATGAGGCCCCCAACGGGTCGCAGCTTTGGCTTGCGGGACTGAAAGACAAGGCGCGGCTAGATAAGGTGCTGGGCAAGGAATTTGCCACGATCTATCTGAATGAGGCCAGCCAGATCACCTTGGCGGCGTTCTCAATCGTGCAGACGCGCCTTGCTCAGTCGGTTATGCAGGTGAATGGCAAGCGCCTTCCACTGCGGTTGTATGTTGACCTCAACCCAACCGTGTCCGCACATTGGACCTATCAAATCTGGATCAACGGCATCCACCCAGAGGGCAGCTTTGCCATACCAGATCATGAGACTGATTACCGAACAATCATGGTGAACCCGATTGATAACGCGGGTAACCTGCCGCCTGACTATATCGCGGCGCTGCGAAACCTGCCTGAGCGGATGCGGCGGCGGTTCTTTGATGGGGCATTTACCGCTGATGATGATAACGCTCTATGGCGGCGCAGCTACATCAAGATAGACACCCCGCCAACGATGAAGCGCATTGTGGTTTCAATAGACCCGGCCATCACCAACCTGCCCGGTTCGGATGAAACTGGCATCATTGTGGCCGGCATTGGAATGGATGATCGCGGATATGTGCTGGCGGATGAGAGCGGGAAATTCAGGCCAGAGGAATGGGCGCGGAGGGCTGTTAGCCTATTCGATACCTACGCCGCCGATGCTGTTGTTGCCGAGGTTAACCAAGGCGGTGACATGGTTGAAAGCATGATCAGGGCAGCAGCACAGGGCCGCACGGTGCCGGTGCGCAAGGTGACGGCCACACGGGCCAAGCATGTGCGTGCCGAGCCTGTAGCGGCGCTATACGAGCAGGGGAAGGTTCGCCATGCGCAGGACTTCCCTGAATTGGTTGATCAGATGTGCGCATTCACCTTGGGCTTTGACCGCATAGCACAGGGCTATTCTCCAGACCGGGTTGATGGACTTGTCTGGGCGTTCACCGACCTATTCCCCGGTATGGTGCAGAGAGTTGAGGATGTGCCCTTTGTCATGCCGCAGCGCCAGAACCTTGGCGCGGGGAGCCGCTGGTGATGCATCCTTGTTTCACAGCGAAAATCGGCTATGATGCCGCAAACAAAATGGGGCATTGAATGACACGTCAAACCAAGGCCGCTTTGCACGCAGAGGCGCTGCAACAATTCCAAGACAGCTATGACGCTACAGCCTACGACCGGGAACAGGCGTTGCTATCACGGCGCTTTGTAAACATTCGCGGCGCGCAATGGGATTGGGCGCAAGGCACCTTCGACAACAAGATGATGCTGGAAATTGACCATGTATCAGGCGAGGTCATTCGCATCGCAAATGAATACCGCAAAAACCGTATTTCTGCGATGTTCATGCCCAGCGACGGGTCTGATGCCGATGATCTGGCAGACGCCTGTGCCGCAAGATACCGCGCCGATACGCAAGACAGCCAAGGCAAAGAAGCGAGGGATACTGCGTTCTACGGCGCTCTTGAGGGCGGATTTGGCGGAATGAGGCTCCGGGCCGAATATGAGCCTAACAGTGAATATCAGCGCATCTGCCTTGAGCCTGTCAACGACGCGGAAAGCACGTTGTATTTCGACGCAAATGCAAAACGCAAAGACAAGTCAGACGCCGAACACGCCTTCCTGATCACGCCATGGGCGCGGCGGGCATTCGTGAAAGAATATGGCGATGATTGCGCGGGCTGGCCAGCTGGCCTTGTGGGCCAATACAGCTTCCCGTGGTTTGGGGGTGGCACAGATTTGGTTTATGTCGCTGAATACTTTGTCAAGGAGGTGGGGCGCGAGACATTCCGCATCTTCAAGGGTTTTGGCGATGAGGTTCAAGAGCACCTCGAAGATGACCTTGATGATGAGGCCGTAGCCACATTGCTTGCAACGGGTTTTGTGGAGCAAGAGCCACGGACAGACAAATACGACCGCGTAAAGAAATACGTGATGAACGGCGCTAAAATTCTATCTGGGCCTGAGATTGTCCCCGGTCGAAACATCCCGCTTGTGCCACAATATGGGTATTGGAAGATCATTGATCACCGTGAACATTTCCGAGGCCATGTGCTTAAGCAGATGGACCCCCAGATTGTTTACAACCTGCAAGTGTCCAAGGTTGGCGAGACGGCTGCTGCATCCAGCATTGAAAAGCCAATCTTTCTGGCCGAGCAGATTGCAGGGCATGCCAATACTTGGCAGCGCGACAATATCGATAACAATGCATTCCTTCTGATCAATGCCATTCGTGATGCGGCTGGCCAGATCCAGCTTACCGGGCCTGTCGGCTTCACGAAGTCGCCAGATGTTGCCCCTGCGGTCGCTGCGCTTATCCAGCTGACCAAGCAGGATATTGCAGACCAGAACGGAAACCAGCAAAATACAGAAATGTTGCAGCCCAACACCAGCGGCATTAGCATGGAGTTGGCGCAGGGCAAGGCTGATATGCGATCCACTGCCTTTACGGATGGGGCGGCGGAAGCAGAGGCGCGCATTGCTGAAATCTGGCAGGGCATGGCGTCAGAGATTTACGTTGAAAAAGGCCGCAAGCTGAAAACCCTGTCGGAGGATGGTAAGCGCGGGACGGTTGAGATCGGCAAGAAAATGTTGGACCAGAAAACAGGGAAGCTTAAGCCAGAGGTTGATTTTAGCCGTGCTAAATTCGATGTTGTGGTGGACGTTGGCCCAACAAGCTCAAGCCGCAGGCAGTCAATTGTGCGAACAATGGTTAGCATGATGCCGTTTGCTACCGATCCGATGGATCAAAAGAAGCTGATGGCCTACGGCATGATGAATATGGACGGGGAGGGTCTTAGCGATATGCGTGAGGACGCCCGCCGCACTCTTGTCGCCTTGGGCGTGGTCAAGCCGACCAAAGAGGAAGAAGAAGAAATGACAGCCGCGCAACAACCCGCCGCGCCTGATCCGAATGCTATCCTTGCCGCCTCAATGGCCAAAGAGGCAGAGGCTAAGGCTGTGAAGGCGATTGCGGACACTGCCCTAGCAGAGGCCCGCACGCAAGAGACGCAGGCCAAGACGGCGGAAACACTAGCTGGAATTCCAATCGCGCAACAGAAGAGCGCACTCGAAACGGCGCAAGCCATTGCAGGAGAGTTGAACAACAATGCTGGACAATGACACCATCGAAGCAAGCGTTGAAGATGAGATCATCACGCCTGAGATCGAGGCAGAAGAGGAAAGCTTAGAGGTCACAATCGAAGGCGAAGAGCCTGACACTGACCCAGATGAAGAGATCGAGGCGGAACTTGGCGACCGTGGCAAGCGCGCATTACAGGCAGCGCGCAAGGCCGCGAAGGATGCCGCCGCAGAGGCTAGGGCAGCAAAGGCTGAACTGGCTGCATCACGGGCCGCTGTGGTTGTGGATGAGCCTGAACTGGTCGAGCCTACCATTGAGGATTGTGGTTATAACGAGCCGCTTTTCAAGCAAAAGCTGCGTGATTTCTACGCGGCAGAGGCTAAGGTCGAGGCAAAAAAGCAGGCTAGGATTGCAGAGGCGCAGGCCGAAACAGAGGATTATCAAGCGCGTATTGGCAAGTATGTGTCAGCCAAAACAGCAATGAAGGTGGATGATTTTGACGCAGCCGAGAGCATGGTCAGATCCAAGCTCACGCAGGCGCAGCAGAGCATCATCATCCGCAATAGCGACAACCCTGCCAGCACAATCCTGGCATTGGGGCGGTCGAAGAAGGCTCTTGATGATCTGGCGTCTGTTAAAGACCCTGATCGGTTTGCATATGCGTTGGCAAAAGTTGAAGGAAAGATCACAGTGACAACCAAAACCCCTCCCCCGCCAGAAAGCAAGCTGCGCGGCGGCACATCGGCCAGCGGTGGTTCCTTCACTGCGCAACTTGCTGCGGCTGAGAAAGAAGCAGAGCGCACGGGCGATAGGTCCAAGATTGCGGCTATTCGGCGGGATATGAAGGCTGCTGGGGTGAAGGTATGACGTGGCAAGACAGCAAACTCGACATGCTGAAATCGCGTATTTCTGGTTTGCGGGATCGGCAATTCACATATATCTCTGCCGATCATCCAGACCGAGAAGAGGTGCTGGCATTTTGTGATGGCCTGCCACGCATTTCCGTGAAGGAAACATCCGAAGGCATCGAGATCAGCTACACTTGACGAAACCTAGCTGTGGGGGCTATTATGTTCCCCACGGCCCCGCACCCCGTTATGTGCGCGTATTGAAAACAGCCCCGGCCACTGACTTGGCTGCGTCCCTGAAATCAATCGCACATAACGGAGCGACAAATGCCAAACGCATTTTCCAAAGAAGAACGCGTAGCTTTCGACCAACTGCTTGAAGGCTTCAACGACGCACTGATCCTGTCAAAAGCGATCAGCGTTTTCAACACCGACAGCACCATGATGGAGCGGGCGCAGGATACAATCTGGCGTCCCCAGCCATACATCGCAACTTCGCAGGACCGTGTTATCGGCACCCCTGTAACGGCGCAGAACATGACGCAGCTTTCTGTCCCTTCGTCGCTGGGCTTCCAGAAGAACGTGCCGTGGACGATGAACGCCAAGGAACTGCGCGATGGCCTGCAAAACAGCCGCCTTGCCAAGGCCGCAACGCAGCGCATTGCCTCTGATATCAATATTGCGGTGATGGACGTAGCGTCGGCCCAAGGCACTCTGGTTGTTCCCGTTGCTACCGCCGCTGGCACCTACGACAACGTGGCGCTGTGTGACAGCCTGATGAACGAGCAGGGCGTTATGATGGGCGACCGCTACCTTGCGCTGTCTAGCCGTGACTACAACGGCATGGCAGGCAACCTTGCGGCTGTCACCCGGTCGTTTGGCAATGCCAAATCCGAGGATGCATATGAGCGTTCCAAGGTTGGATTGGTCGCGGGCTTTGAAACCATGAAGATGGATTACGCAAACCGCAGCATTGTGACATCAGCAACTGTAACCGTTGCTACCAACGGCGTGCAGGCTCGGTATGTCCCGGCGGCAACCTCTGTGGCTGTTGGCGGCAAGATCAACGTTGATAACCGCTTCCAGACCGTGACAGTATCGACCACCACTGGCGTGCTGCCCGGAGCGGCGTTTACAATCGCTGGCATTGAGGCCGTGAACCACATCACCAAGCGCAGCACTGGTCGCCTGAAAACCTTCCGCGTGATCAGCATCGCAAGCGGCACATCTATGGTTATCAGCCCCCCGATCATCGGCGCGAACTCCACCCCGACCGACGCGGAAAAGCAATACAAGAACGTTGAAGTTGTCACTACTTCTGCAACTGCGGCAATCGTGTGGCTGAACACTACCGTATCGAGCATCAACCCATTCTGGCACAAGGACAGCATCGAGCTTATGCCGGGTCGTTATGATGTTCCGTCAGGGCAAGGCGTTGATGTGATCCGATCCACCACGGATCAGGGCATTGAGCTGGTGATGGGCAAGAAGTTCGACAACTCCACGTTCCAAAGCCTCTACACTTTGGATGCTCTGTTCGGGGTTGTAAACTCCAACCCAGAAATGAACGGCATCTTGCTCTTCAACCAAGCGTAACAATGACGGGGCGGCTTAGGTCGCCCCTTCTTTCTCAAGGAGTTACGCTATGGACGGAACATTCTCGCCTGCGTGGGGCAAAACATTCTCGACAGCAAACGCAATAACCGCAACGGCTGCGCAGGTCTTGCCGCTGAATTGCGAAGAGGTTGCGGTTGCAAATACATCAACCACCGCAACGGTTTATGTCATGGTGACGCCATACACAGCCGAGGCAACAATTCCAACTGGCGTAGCGCCCACTGCTGCCAATGGCTTTCCGCTTTTCCCGCTATCGCAAGTCCGGCTACATGTTGGGTCTGGCGGCAAGGTAATTCGGATGCTTGCCAGTGCAGCTGATGGAAACACCATCATCACGCCGGGGATTGGCATCTAATGCCGTGGACAAAGCGCCAGATTGTTTCAGAGGCATTTTCCGAAATTGGCAAGGGCGGATATGCCTTTGATATGCAGCCAGAGGAATATCAGTCTGCCTTGCGCAGGCTTGATGCGATGATGGCAACTTGGGGCGCTACCACAAACATCCGCATCGGCTATGTGGGCGGCGATGGATTTGGGGATATTGGCGTAGAGACTGAGGTTCCCGATTGGGCCGTGTCTGCGATATATCTTAACTTGGCAATCAGCATAGCGCCAACATATGGCAAGACGGTTTCCGCTGATACAAAGATCAACGCCAAAATAGCGCTAGACAACGTGATGAATAATGTGACCGAACTTTCCCCTAGATACCTTGGGGGATACGCCGGCGCGGGCGCTGGGCTGTGGGATGCGGTTCTTCCTCTGGCTTCAACCCCGATTGAAACAGGTGCGGGCGGCGATCTGGACATTGATGCATAATGGCGCAAATACCAATCCTAAGCGGAATAGCTGCTGCGGGGGCTGACTTCATTACAGAGTGGCCTCTGAATATGATACCAGTCCCAAAGGACACGGGGATATCTAGCGGGTATCTACGGCCAGCCGAGGGCATCATCACGATTGCGGACGGCGGCGGGGTTAACAGGGGTGGCACGCGGTGGCGTGATGAGCACTATCGCGTTTCCGGCCCTAATCTAATAAAGGTTAGCTCTGCTGGGGCTGTTACAATCATTGGGGCGATTGGGGCTACAGGTGGGGCAAATTATGCAACCTTTGCGCAAAGCTTTGACTATCTTGCCGTCAATGCTGGCGGTGAAGTGTGGATGTATAACGGCACCACACTTTCACAGGTAACGGATGTTGACTTAGGCGTTTCGCTAGATATCGAATGGTGCAACGGATATTTCATTTCTACCGATGGCGAAAGCCTTGTGTCCAGCGATATTAACAACCCATTTTCATACAATCCGCTTCGGTATGCATCATCAGAGATCAATCCAGACCCGGTTGTCTCGCTGCAAAAGCTGCGCAATGAAATTTATGCGGTTAACCGTTATACAATTGAGGTATTTGCCGCCATTTCAAACCCAGATGCAGGCTTCCCATTTGCTAGGGTAGAGGGCGCGCAGATCATGAAGGGGGCTGTTGGGTCTAGGGCGTGCTGCGAATTCATGCAGGCGTTGGCGTTTGTTGGGTCGGGTGACAATCAGCCCCCTGCTGTATGGGCGGGAACAGCTGGAACCGCCGCTAAATTGTCAACGCGGGACATTGACGATGCTCTGAAAACATACAGCGATGCTGTTCTGGCTGATGTTGTCTTAGAGAGCCGTGCTGATCGCGGGCATGAGTTTTTATATATCCACTTGCCGGATAAGACGTTTGTTTATGACGGCATGGCGTCGGCAACTCTGCAGCAACCAATATGGTTTGTTTTGAAAAGCGGTTCCGGTGGATATCGGGCGCGCGGCATGGTGTGGTGCTATAACCAGTGGAACGTTGCTGACCCTTTTGGATCTCTGATCGGCAAGTATTCCGATGATATCGGGTCGCATTATGACGACCTGACATTATGGGCATTTTCAACACCAATCGTTTACGGCGATGGGCGCGGCGTTCAGGTCCACGAAATGGATTTGGTGGCCTTGTCGGGGTCGGTAATGCCGGACGATGATCCAGTGATCGGGACTGAATACAGTCTTGACGGCGTGGCGTGGTCGCAGCCAAGATACATCAAGGCAGGGCGTCAGGGTGAGAGAAACAAACGCCTGACTTGGGACAGACAGGGCGAATTCCGCAACTGGAGAATTCAGCGGTTCAGCGGCGATAGCCGCGCGCACTTGGCATTCGCACGGCTTGAGGCGAGAATGGAGCCCTTGGCATGGTAGACATTCCAAACCGCAATACACTAGCAGTCATTTCCCATGGGGATCAGCGCGCGGTAAAGTTTTTCGAGGATGTTGCTGCATCCATAAATACAAGCAACCAGTCTGGATCATCACGCCCCGCAAATCCATCAATCGGGCCTGCATTTTATGACACCTCTCTGGGGAAGCCTATTTGGTGGAATGGTGCAATATGGACTGATGCCTTTGGGGTTGCCGTATAGAATGTTTCGCGTTACTATTTAGGCGCTGCGATCCATGCACCCCAGCGGGCAACCTCACAAGGTAGACCAATGGACGCAGATTATCTCAAAGCACATTTTGACAGTCTGGGCTTGCCACCAGAAGCGCAGGAATACCTGCTTGACCTATGGCATGTCATCCAGATGCTCGATGATGCACATGACGGCGATGCTGGTTGCAATGCGGGGGCTGCGGCATGGGCAATTTTTGCTCGGATGCCAATGAACCAGTTTTATCGCAATACAATGGCAACATTGCAGCCTGTATTGGTTATGCAGCTGATCAAGTGGGAAGCCGCTAACAAGGCCGAGGCTGATGGGCTGGCTGACGAGAAATCATATATGTGGCGCGCTGGGTATTATGAAGTCGTAGCGATGGCCTGCCACCTGTGCGGGCTTGATGCAAAGGCAGCTCTTGGGCTTTATGGCGAAACTTTTTCACAATATCGGGAGGAATTCCCATGCCGGGACCGCTAGTCGCTGGGATCGTTGGTTCAGTTGCATCGGGGGCTATCCAATCCAGCGCCGCAAAAAAAGCGGCTGGTGCTCAGACAAAATCCGCGAATGCACAGATTGAAGAGACGCGCCGCCAATTTGATTTGGTGCAGTCGTTACTAAAGCCATATGTGACGGCAGGCACTGGCGCATTGCAGGGGCAGCTTGACCTGATGGGTCTTGGCGGTGGTGGAGGGACTGCGCCAAGCATTCAAACAATAGCGGGGACAGCTGGGACGCCCGGAGTTCGTAATTTTGGCAATGACCGTGGCTTCCCCGGAAGCATCACCACTACGGGCGGCACACTTGGCACGCCAGAGCGGTATTCGGTGAATGGGCAGACATTCGACACTATGCAGGAAGCGCAAACCTACGCGGACGCCAACAAAACCGGAGGCATGTCGGCAGCGGACGCGCAGAAGGCCGCTATTTCCGGGGTTGCAAATGGAGAGCAGTTCCAAGCACTGGCAAAGCAAGGTGAATATGGAATACTGGCTAATGCAGCGGCAACAGGTGGGCTTCGAGGGGGCGACACGCAAGGTGCTCTTGCGCAGTATCGCCCGCAAATGTTGCAATCCTTGATCCAGCAGCAGCTAGCGAACCTTGGCGGAATTGCGGCAAATGGTCAAAACGCAGCGGCGCAAACGGGGACTGCGGCGCAAAATGCTGGACAGCAGGTCAATTCTTCTCTTGGCAATGTCGGACAGGCTCAGGCGGGGTCGGCGCTAGCTTCGGGGCAGGCTTGGTCTAATGCTGGCTCAAATATCCTTCAAACTCTAGGCGGCTTGGCGCAGCCGTTGACGGCTGGCGGCGGCGCTTTTCAGAAGTGGGCATTCTAATGGCTGGCGAACCCTTTAACTACTCAATCAACGCTCAAAACCCGGTCGATGCCATGTTCGGCGGGATGCAGTTTGGCCAGCAACAGCGGGCAGGAGAACAGCAGATGCAGCTGGCGCAGGCGCAAGAGCAGCGCGCGCAAACGCAGTTCGGTCAAGAAAATATAATGTTTGACCAAGCGCAGCAGGACAGGGCAGCGGCGCTAAAGGCGGCTATGGAGGCCAAGGCGCAAGCCGCAAAGATGCAGCAGGATTTAGCCGGGCTGGCTGGCAAAATTAGGGCGGGAGGGGTCACATCAAGCGACTTTACTGCTATCGCGGCGCAGTATCCAGATCTTACAGATGAAATGGCCAAAATGTGGGACGGCCAAACCGCAGAGCGAAAGGCTGAGGATACGGCTAATGTATTCAAGGCCGCAGCTGCAATTAAAGCGGGAAAGCCTGAAATCGCTTTGGATATGCTGGAAGAACGCGCCCTCGCGGCGGAGGCATCAGGCGACAAGCAGGAGGCTGATATTTCTCGCGCACTTGCCGCTGGCATTAAGGCCGATCCATCTGCGGCGCTGGCAACTTTGGGCCTGTTGCTGCATTCAGTTGACGAAAAGGCAAATGTCGAATTGTTTGGAGAGGCGGCTGACGCAGAATTGCCAGCCGATGCGCGGTCGATGCAATGGCGTGCGGAGGAAGCGGGCCTTGTCAAGGGAACGCCAGAATACAAGGAATTCATCAAGACCGAAGGCAAGGCCGCAGCGGGCGGTGGCAAGAAGGTCAGGGTAAACGCAGACGGTAGCGTCGAGGTCATTCAGGATGGCCCCGCCGTTGGCCTTAAGATGACTGAGGGCGAAGGCAAGGCGACCGGGTTCATGTATCGCATGACTGAGAGCAACAAGGTCCTAGATGATCTCGATAATCAGGGGTCCAGCCTGTGGAATAAAGTCGCTGGCGGCGTCCCGGTGCTCGGCAATTACATGGTCAGCGAAAACGCCCAGAAATATGACCAAGCCAAGCGCGACTTTATTAATGCGGTTTTGCGGCGTGAAAGCGGCGCGGTGATCAGCCCCGAAGAATTCAAGAATGCCGAAATCCAGTATTTTCCCCAGCCGGGGGATGGTCAGGAAGTTGTCGCACAGAAAAAGCGCAACCGCATGGTCGCTATTGACGGGGTTCGCGCTTCGGCTGGCGCTGGTGGCCTGACAAATGCTTCCCCGGCGGATGGTCAAGGTTCGCAGCCAGCGGCTCCGGCGTCTCAGGGATCGGTTGAGGATGATCTCGCCAAATACGGAGCGCCCGCACCGTGATTTTCAGAGCAATCAGCACCCACAAAACGGACCCAAACAGCGCAGTTTCTAGGTCCGTGGCGAACCACAGAAGCAGGAAATACCCATAACCGACAGCCCAAACGACGAACAATCCCATAGCGGCACGATAGGACGGAAAATAGCAAATGGCAACGGCGGCAGAGGTTCTTGCAGCGGCAGATCGGGCGGAAGCGGCGGGTGATGCGCCTGCGGCTGAACGCCTGCGCGCTTATGCTAAAACCCTGCAACCCGCCGCGCCGCAATATGACCCCGCGCAGTTGCAGGCTGCTGCGGAGCGCGCCCGCGCCGCTGGGGATAATGCCGCTGCGGCTCGGTTGATGGCGGCTATTCCTGCCCCGGCACCCACATCACAACCGGGCATGATGGGCCGCTCGATTGATCCTGCTTCGCTTGCCACACAGCCAGAGAACATGCCCGCCGCGCCTCCGGCTGCCTTGGCTGGTGAGGCGGGCCATAAATCCGCCACCGACTTCGCCGGGTTCGAGATGTTCAACCCTGAACTTGCTGGACGATTTACCCCGGAAACCATGCCGCAGCCGGGGGAAGTGGTTCTGGGAACTGGCCCCGGTCGGCAGGCTGCTGCAACACAGGTCACAGTCCGCGACTGGCGGCAATCTCGCCAACCACAAGAGCAATTCGGAGATACTGCGGCTGCGATGGTTGCAGGGCCATTGAGCGCCGCGAAATCCTTTGCGGGCGGTTTGACTGGCGGGCCATCGCCATCGCGTGACTTTCTCGCCAATGATCCGCTTACGCGCGGCCTTCCCGGTCCTGTGCTGACGGGTCTAGGCGCTGTTGGGGATGTGGGCGGCGCTGCGCTGTCCACGCTTGGCGCGGGGCTGTCTGGGGCTGTGGGGCTGGCTACCGAAGCCGTGCCGACGAAAGACCGCCTTGGATTGGGCGAAGAACTGCTGGGAATGTCGCAATTCGCGGTGCCGGAGTTGGCGGGGGCATCGTCTATCCCCGCGCGCGTTGCAAGCGCTGCGCCGAAGGTGACCGCCCCTGCGGTGAAGGCTGTTAAAGAGGCAACCCCAACGATTGAGGGCCTGCGCACCGCAAAATCGGCGGCTTACAAGGCTGTTGATGATGCGGGCGAAACCTTCACCCCGGCTGAAATGACGGGGCTGCGGGATAGGATTGAAACCGAACTTGCTGACGGAAATTACGTCGAGGGCGTGGACCGCCAAACCGATGCGGTTCGGTCGATTGTCGATCGCAAGGCTGGCGCTGAAATGTCGCTCGGTCAGTTGGATAAGCTGCGCCAAGAGTTTTACAAGCGCCTCGCCGCCGCGCCGAATGAGGTCGGCATCCATGACGCGATTGACGCCAGCGATGTACGACTGCAGCGCCGCATCGCTCACTTCGGCGCCACGCTTCATCTTTGGTGCCGAGGCGATGGCATCGTAGGTTTGCTTGATGATATGGGCCACCACGTCGCGCATGCCACCATCGACCAGCGCCTGATAGTCGAGCTTCGGATAGACCTTGGCCTTGACCACTTCCTTGACGCGCAGTGCTGCGTTCTTGTCCTTGATGTCTTCCCACTTCAGGCCGCCAGTTCTGCGGTTGCGCTTGTTGTAGGTCAGTTCCTCGCCGGCATCGGCGGTGGCAGCACTATTTTCGCCAATCTTCGCCCTCGCGCTATCAACCGAACGCTGAACCGAATCAATCTCGCCTTGATCCATCTTGCGGCCAGATACGGTCTTGCCGCTCTTCAGGATCAATTCACCTTCGGCGATTGAATTTTTGACCTCCTGAACGCGAGCCTGATCAGTCTCTATTTCCGGCTTGGCTTCTTCCTGTTTTTTGGCGTCGACCGTGGCGGTCTTCATGGCGCCAACCATCGTATTCCAGTCGATTGGCGCAATGTCCAGTTGGCGGTTGAACTGGAACGGCTTGATCCAGTCGGCAGGGTCCATGCTCATCTTGGCCGCCGCAACCGCTTGCT